TTCAGAACATTTGACGGCAATCAGATTGCCATTAGACGTTCAGAGGTATCTATGATTGCTGGTGAGCCTGGGGCTGGTAAGTCCACTCTTGCTCTTGCTATGGCTCTACGGATGAATGTGCCAACCTTATATCTGTCTGCAGATACGAATGCTCACACCATGGCCATGCGCTTGTATTCTATGATTACGGGTGAGTCACAGCAGAATGCTGAGATTGCCATTGAGAAAGACCCTGAGGCTGCTAGGCACAAGTTAGCACTGGCTAGCCACATCTATTGGTCATTTGACTCATCACCAAGCCTTGGAGACCTAGACGACGAGTGCATGGCTATAGAGGAATTACTGGGTAAGCCTCCAGAACTAATCGTGGTGGACAACCTAATGGACATCGCCATGGATGGTGGAGAAGAATTTTCTGGTATGCGCGGGGCTATGAAAGAACTCAAGTTCTTGGCACGTGATACCAATGCTGCAGTTCTAGTGCTACACCATACGAGTGAGGCGTTTAAGTCTGAGCCGACACCACCACGTGCTGCACTACAGGGCAAGGTGGCACAGTTACCTGCACTCATTCTTACCGTTGGACAACAGGCTGGATTGATGGCCGTGTCATCTGTTAAGAACCGTTATGGCAAGGCTGACCCATCTGGCTCACAGCCAGTATGGCTACAGTTCAATCCTGAGTACATGTACTTGGCTGACCTAGAGGAAACACGATGATTGAGTGGCTTATAATAATTGGATTAAGTGGACTTCTTTGGTTCTTGTTAAAGGTGAATGGAGATAGGTAATGGAAATGGCTATGGGCTTTGCACTCATCTTTTTGATTGCAATCTTTCTTACCGTAGATGCTGGGAGGTAGTATGACTCACGAAATAAGAGACATGGAGACACATCTACGTAACACTTGGCAGTGGGACTCATGGGGCTTCACTTCGGAGTGGGACAACTGCACATTGTCTGACATGGATGGATTCGCACCATTCTTCTCTGAGCGCAGGGGCAAGTTCCTTGTGGTTGAGATGAAACACTGGAACGGCACAGGTGACTGTCCTGCAATCAATTACTACTCAGGTCAGATACGTGCCTTACTGGCACTGTCAGAGCAAGAGAACTTCACAGTTGTCATTGGCTTTGGTGATACTTCGACACGCGAAGTGTATGAATACAAGGTGTTTGACAAGGGTGGGGTAACTGCAGGAGAATATCCTTTTAAGGACTTCTTGACTAACTGGTACAAGACAGTTAATAAGGTTGTGTATAAGTGAGTAAGTCAAAGCAAAAAGGTACATCAGCAGAAACTGCTGTAGTTAATTGGTTACAGAGCAAAGGACGTAAGCATGTGGAACGAAGAGCCTTGGCTGGCCTTCTGGACCGCGGGGATATTGCTGGTATACCTGGCGTTGTTATGGAAGTAAAGAACCATAAGGAGATTAAACTCTCTTCGTGGCTCAAGGAACTAGAGGTGGAAATGAAAAATGACAAGGCAGACACGGGTGTTGTAATACATAAGAAAACTGGAACGTTAGATGTTGGAAACTGGTACGCAACAATGCCAGTAAGCATCTGGTTTAAGTTACTGGAGGAAGCAGGTTACTGATGGACAAGCATAGTATTGCAACCGTATTAGAACATTATGGATGCAAGACTATACCTGAGCGTAGCGGATGGCAGAAAATTAAATGCCCATTCCACGACGATGGACATGCGTCAGCAACCGTAAATATAGAAGCCCAAGCATTCAATTGCTTTGGGTGTGGAGTAAAAGGCGACACGTACAGTGTCATAATGCAACAGGAAGGAGTTGATTTTCGTGAGGCTTACACACTCGCAGAGGGAATTACTGGAGAAAGCGGTAACACACTATCAAGGGTCAATACATCTCGCAGAGGAGTATCTAGCGGGTCGGGGATTATCGCTAAACGACGCGGCTACAGTCCGCCTAGGTCTCGTAGAGGAGCCGCTAACAGGGCATGAACAGTTCCGTGGGCGACTAGCAATTCCTTACATTACCCCTAGTGGTGTTGTGGACATTCGCTTCCGAGCAATCGGACCACAAGAACCTAAGTACATGGGCATGCCTGGTGTACAGACAAGGCTATACAACGTTAACGCTCTGCTAACTGCAGAGGGTTACATAGCAGTAACAGAAGGAGAAATAGATGCAATCACGCTCAACTACAAATGTGGTATCCCGGCAATTGGCGTTCCTGGGGCTAACTCGTGGAAGAGGCACTACTCAAGGCTACTCCAAGACTTCGAGACTGTTTTTATCTTTGCTGACGGTGACCAGCCTGGTTCGGATTTTGCGAAGAAAATTGCGCAAGAAGTTCAAGGCGTAACAATTGTAAACATGCCAGAGGGGCATGACGTTAATTCAATGTATCTACAGGCTGGGTCAAACTGGTTTGCTGATAAGGTGAAGGGATAGAAATGGGGAAGTACAAGGATGAGTGGTTCGACGAATTCTACGGGGAGTACCCAGAATACGACAAACCACGCTGGCATACAGACGGAGACGTTGACGACAGCGGTGAAATTGCTTTCAGGGATTGGAATGAAGCCACACTCAATGACATGGTTGCAGGATGGGACCCTTCAGATTTCGATTCTGATACCCCCACCAAGAGAGTAAAGACATCTGCTCTTACATTCGACATCTATGACATTCAGGATGAACTGTTACTTCTGCTTCTTCAGAAGCACGAAGACTACGGTCCTAAGAACATCAGTAATGCGCCAGGTGGACCGCTTAACGGTCTGAATGTACGCATGTACGACAAGTTAGCAAGGCTAGATAATCTTATTAGCAATAAGAAAGACCCTAAGAACGAGTCATTACGAGACACTTTCTTAGACCTAGCAAACTACGCAATAATCGGATTGCTAGTCTTAGATGGGAAATGGGACAAGAAATGAAAACAATTATAGTGATATCAGACATGCAAGTGCCTTATCATGACCCTCGCGCAGTAAAGGCTGTTATGAACTTCGTAGCAGACTACCAACCAGATGAGTTGTTCTGTGTGGGAGATGAGGCAGACAGCCCAGAACCATCTCGTTGGAACAAAGGCATGGCTGGTGAGTTCGAAGGAACCCTACAAAAGGGATTAGATAAAACCACTAACATTATGGTTGGCTTCAAGGAAGCCCTAGGTGACAAGCCATTTCATACAATGAGGAGTAATCATGGGGATAGAGTCCAAAATTATGTCTCAAAATACGCACCAGCACTCGCGTCTTTACGAGACCTTGAATACAGTAAACTACTTCGGTATAATGAGAATGAAATTACTTATCACAATAAGTTTTATTCCTTTGCGCCAGGGTGGGTACTGGCACATGGTGACGAAGGTAGAGCCAACAAGCAACCTGGTGGCACTGCTCTTACCCTTGCTAAACAAATTGGGGCTTCAGTTATATGTGGACATACTCACAAACAGGGAATTCAACATGAGCACACAGGATTCGGTGGAAACATTAAACATCGACTCTATGGAGTTGAAGTTGGCCATCTCATGGACTTGGGGCAAGCGCACTATCTCGGACAGACTGTGCTAACTGGCAACAAGGGTTCACTATTCTCTACCAGCGTAGGGGCAACGTGACACCTGTTAACGTGCCAATCAATGGTCGTTCATTCGTTGTCGAGGGAGAGGTTTATGAGTTCTAATGCACACTTCCGATTCGACGAGCAGGCGGTCCAAGATTTTGAACCAATGGTACGTCAAGTATCCTCGGAGTATAGTAAAAAATATAGAATGGTTAACAAGGAAGACATAGCGCAGGAACTATGGATGTGGTTCGCTACACATCAGCGCAAGATGTCTGAATGGTTAAATGAGGAAGAAAAAGACAGAACTAAGTTAGTAGCAAAGTCTTTGAGAAATGCTGCTTATGACTTCTGTCTTAAAGAGAAAGCACAGGCTGAGGGCTACAACCCTGATGATGTGTTCTTCTATAAGAAAGAGTTTATTAAGATGATGCTACCAGCAGTCATTGCTGACGACTGGGCACGCATCGAGAACTCTCTAAGTCTTGGTGGTAAAGCACCTAAGGCTGTTGCTGAGTCCAATGACTGGATGGCTTATAGTGCAGACATTAAGTTTGCGTTATCCAAGTTAGATGAAAAGGACCGGACACTTGTAGAGGAGTTCTACGGACACGACATGGATGGTACTACGCTTCATGAGCAAATCCTTCCAGAGAAGTCCACGGCTAGAGCCGCTATGATGCAGGCTAACCGAGCACTAAACAAGATGGTTAGAAACCTTGGAGGTTTTGCACCATTTAAGGAAGAAAAGGATGAGGATGAAGGACTTCTACAAGAGCCACCTGATTCACTCGTCTAAGGATGCCACTTGGAGAACTCCAAGATGGCTATTCGATGAACTAAATCTAGAGTTTGATTTCGGTCTAGATGGTGCTGCAACACAAGAAAGTACATTAGTTCCTGATAACTGGTATGGTCCTGACCATCCAGACGAGGGAAGAAGAGATGGATTGTCCAGGGATTGGTCAAGCGACACCAGTAAAATGGTATGGCTAAATCCTCCGTACGGTACTGGAGTAACCCAAGCGTGGTTACAAAAGGCAACCGTAGAGGCGAGCAAAGGTATTGAGACTATGGTCTTGATTCCATCCAGAACAGGAACCCTATGGTTTCATGACCTTTGCTTTCCTCACAGGATTCGCTTCATCAAGCGAAGACTAAAATTTAATGATGGTAATAAGCCAGCACCGTTCGATTCGGCGTTGGTGTGGATTAAAGGTCAACCAGACCCAGGTTATTTCTAGGAGGAAATATGACATACACAACTAAAAGAGCACTAAAGAAGCACGTAGAATCACTAGAGACTGCACTAAGTCAGGCAACTGCACTTCTTGCAGAAATCATTTTCGCAAACGAGATGGATGAATTTGATGCCTCGCTAAAGAAAAAGCCAGCCAAGAAGACGGTTGCTAAGAAGACTGCTACAAAGAAAGTGGCTAAGAAAGCATCCACTAAGAAGTGATTTGCGGTGAGTGTCGCAGAGCAGGAGACGCATCTAGGTTATCCTCAGAGCGTTCGTTAGCACACATGTTCCGAAGGGAACTGTGGTATAAGGCTAAGACCCTACATGCTATGTGTAAGGTAGTTGGTTGCTACTGTCAACACATGGTGAAAGCAATAGATTAAAAACAAAAAAGACCCCCCTTGGATTTCTCCTTGGGGGGTTCTTTTGTTACATAGGGTAAGTGTTATACAGACTGTCTACGTACTGACCGTCCTTCTTATTTTTTTCTTCTATCTGTTTCTTAATTTGGTCAAGTTGAGGATTCGTTCCTGGAATTCTAGGAAGTGTCTTAATAGGGTCACCTGGCCGAACTGGCTTACCTGGCTTAATAGGCTTACCTGGTTTACCTGGCTTTGGCCTCTCTTTTATAGGTCCAATGGCTCCTGGTTTACCTGGTCCTTTAATTGGCTTAGTAGTTCCTGGTTTGCCTGGTCGCTTCTGTAGTGCCATTCTATACTCCGTTTGCTTTGATTTGTCGTCCATCAAGAACGATTGATGATTTACCATCATGGTCTACGTATAGACCTACTGGCATCTTTCCTCCAGATATAAACGAGTGGGAAAGTGTAACCCAAATCGTTTTACCTGCCATACCTGGGTGCACAGGATAAGAGAAGTGACCTGTGTAGTCTGCCTTAGCAGTACCTGGGTATCGACAGAAGCGGAAGCGGATGGTGGATGGTAGTCCAGAACTTGGCAGTTCTACCTGGACTGTGGTTTCCCATAGAATACGGCGACTGCGAACAGCACCCTTCCATGATGTCTTACCATTAATACGAACCTTAGTTCCTACGTTTGGTGCAATAGCCTGCTTATCTTTATTGGACTCAACTTTATCTATCATTAGTTAGTTGCTTCAATCCAACGTTTCGGGTCTACTGAGCGCAATGCTCCCCAACGAGAACGCTTTTGAATTTCGTAATGAAGGTGTGCACCAGTGACATTACCCGTCTTGCCAACTGCACCAATCTTCTGTCCAGCCTTTACGCGCTGTCCAATCTTTACGTCCTCAGAACTTAAGTGCCAGTAGTGACCGTATAGACCTGGGTCTCCATTAGAGAACTTGTCATAGTCAATTACAACATGGATGCCTGCAAACTTACCAGCAGTGCCACCCCATCCCGCATGAATAATCTTGCCTGGACGTGCTGCAACTACTGGGGTTCCTTCAGGTGCAATCTTGTCTACACCCTTGTGGAATCCATAGGACCAGAACTTTCCACGGGCCTTGTAGCCCTTACCATTAACTGCATTCTTTACTGGTTCCATTATTCTGAAACACTTCCGTATCGACCGTCTTCTGGGTTTAGCCAGTTAATGATTACTGGTGTAGCAGATGCAATGCCGATGGCAATTGCTGGATGTAGATTAAGGGAATCGATATTAACAACAACCCAACCAAGTGCTCCTGCTGCAAATACCTTTGCAAAGGATGCTAGGGGGCTAGTGGCTAGCCAACGTAAAAATTTAATCATTATATCTTCCTTATTGTTAATGTTAGTAATCCACCAAAGCCTGATGAATTACGGTCTGGAGAAGTTTCATTAGAGAACTCTACTTGCTCAATAACGCCGATGAATGTTTCGTCCATTCGGTAATCCGTTATGGTAACAAATTTACCAGTTTCCTCTAGTTGCTCAAGTTTCTGAATTAGTTCAAGGGCGCGGTTTTCCCAACCAAAAGAGATGTTGTACCTGTCTGATTCGAAGTCAAAGCAAGACAGAGGAACCTGAATCATGCGTTGTCTACGAACTGCCGGGATTGCCTTGGTCTGCCAAGCCCTAAGGATTGGGAGGCTAGTGTCCGTGTTCGAATTGTTGAATGTGAACTTAAACGATATGCGCTCTTGAGACTTAGATGGAGTTGAAATCAAGTTCTCAATGTTCGACAGACCAGTGGTAACGGTTGTCAAACCAGTCTCGATGTCGCTTTCATCAATGACGCTAATGTCAATTGAATCGCCTTCGCCAGTCTTACACTTAACGTTAACGAACCTAAAGAACTTAGGCTCAATGGTTCCGAACCGAATCTTTCCAGTCTTTAGCCATCCAGTAGAGCGGTAAGTATCCTGTGATTGAACCTGAAGTTCACCCTTGTTGGTCATGTCCTGCTCTTCTTGAGTAACAAGAACTAGGCGACCATCTACAAGTAGAACATCAAATGCTTCAGAGGAGTCGTCCTCAAAGGAACTCTGGTACTCTAGGTCATACGCATAAGCGAATGTTCCATCACCAAAGTCCTGAGACAGGTCAATACGAACTAAGCAAGCGTTAGTCTTGTTGTTTTCTCCAAGAACCTTGGTTGCTGCATAAACGAATCTGTCATCAGAAACTAGACCGTTAACTGCATAGTTAGATTCAAATAGTAATGGACCGTACGCTATGTCCCCACTAGTTCCAGTTTGTGCTATTCGTACACCTCTAGTAGTTCCAATGATTAGGAATCCAAGGTAGTATTCAATACACCTAACGGTCTCGCCCAGAGGTAACTGAGCCGATACGAATGCACCAGGAAGGTTAGGTAGGGACGTTGCTGTCTGGCCTGAGTCGCTTCCAGTTCCATCAAACGGAATTGACCAAATTTCACTTCGGTTACCTGAGTATCCAGATGCATACAAATGAGTAGTACCAGTAGCCAGGTCATTCCACTTCCATGTGGAACTAGAGTGAATTTTTAGATTTACTCCACTTGGTAGGGTGGTTCCACCGTTGTTATGGTGGTCGGTAGCAGTTATAGCAGTGTCAGCACGGTATAGCCTTCTACCTGAAGCAAAAAATACATATCCTTTTGCGTACTTAACGAACCCATCAGAGTCTGTATTTAAGTTACCGTAAAGAACTATATCGTTAGTAGTTCCATTAACGCTACCTCTATGTAGTGCGTCAGAACATAGTGCATAGTAAAACTCACCATCCGTTGTTATACTGTAGTATGGATGAGTAGTGCCAACGTTGTGGTTATTGTTTACAGTATAAGTTGTAACATTTGCTGTACCAGTGACATCTGAATCACCATTAAGTATAATCTTCTTTAGCAGTCCATCTGACCCACCAACAATAATTGCATCAGAGCCAGAGCCCTTTGCTACTGAAGAACATAGGTTACTAGGACCATTATATGCATGGAATACTTCTTTAAGTGGCTTAGCCTCGCCTTCGTCCCAAATGTTAATACCACGGGACTCATCAAAGCGGTGAGTGCTATGTTCCTTGTCGGTTCCTGGTTCGTAGAATCCAATTCCAGCACCATTGTGGAATGAGTACTGTGAGCGTAGCCACCAGCCAGTTAGAGACTGCTCTCCTGGGTCCTGGCTATTATCAAACTGTTCTTTTCTGTACTGAGCGGTTTGACGTACGTAAGGGTTTTGGTTTCCTATCTTGGCAATAAATGGAAGGTTATCAATGACAAAGTCATAGGCAACATCTGACAAAAAGAATGTATTGTCAGGTGCAGGCACAGAAATGTCGTAGGGAAAATCTTCTGTAATATCAAGAGGTGTTGTCATTTATATTCCATACTCCCATTTAGCGTCTTCGGTTGCGCCAACGCCAGTGTAAACACGTGCATTGCCAACAACCCATGTGCTGCCATTATAAACTTGCGGTAATCCGCTCCATGTTGCCCAGTCATTACCATCCCACACTCTTACGATACCACCGATAGTGGTAGTCGATACTGAGTCGGCAGTTCCAGTTCCAACAGAGTTAACAGCAGCAACTGTGTATGTGTACGCAGTAGCAGGGGTTACTCCAGTATCGGTAAAGGATGTTGCGCTTCCGCTATATCCAAGTGTTGTAGTGCCACGTTTAACTACATAGTCGGTGGCTTCGTCAAGACCAATACCACCAGTATCAGTAGGAGCAGTCCAAGTTAAAGCAACACTAGAAACGCCTGGCGTTGCTGTTAAGCCGGTTGGCGCACCTGGAACAGTAGCACTTGTTCTTGCACTTTTTACTGTGCTGTAAGCACTATTACCTACGCCATTACTCGCAAGGACCCTATACCAATAAGTAGTGTATTTTGGTAGACCAGTATGGCTATAGGAAGTAGACAGCGGAACAGTGCTATCACTAAACAAGTTAGCAAAACCAGTTGTACTACTAGTTGAAGAAACTTGCAGTACGTAAGCATCAAGGGCTGAACCTTGATTATCTGGAGTAGTCCAGGATAAGTTAATCTGTGAAGAACTTGCTGCAGTTGCAGTTAGCACCGGAGCGTCAGGTGCTAGTGCTGGTCGTGCAGGAATAGAGGAGGTTATTGAAACAGTTGGATTGGTTCCGTCATCCCAGTAGTGCCCAGTTAACTCTGCGCTAAATGTTACAGTGCCAGGACTTGAACCATATGAACCAGATGGGTATGTGTATTCATAACTTTTGGTTGCACGTTGGACTGGAGAACCACCAGAGTTGTTTGTGTAGTTTGTATCAGAACCAAGGTTTGTACTGTAATTTAATGTTTGAGAGTCTCCACTGTGCGTGTATTGGTTCTCTGTCCATACGTCAATAGTGGCGGTAGCACCAAGTTCTGTGTGGTCAATTGCTTCCCAAGTGACCTCCATACCAATGCGCATACCGTTAGCACTAGATAATCCAGAGTTACCGTATCTCCATGTACCCCATGTAACAGCCATAATAACTCCTAGTAGTCAATCCAGATGTCACCAACAGCAAATGTTCCAGTAGGAGTTGTGGTCTGAACGTAAATAGTTCTACCAGCATTAGTACTTCCAAACTTCGCCAGTTTAGATGTATCAACAATTCCGTGCACAGCGGTAGTGTCTGATGTATGCGCTGTAAGTTCTGCATCTGATGCGTATGATGTAATGCTAGCAGATGATGCATCAATGGTTCCCGTTAGGGTAACACCAGAAAGTGTTCCACCGTTTACAACTGGAGAGGTTAAGGTTTTGTTTTCCAGTATCTGGTTGTCCTTTAGACCAACAACTGCGTTGTTAGCAACTCCTGAGATTCCATGAATGTCTTTGATGGCATCAATGTGGTCGCGAGGATTCTGTAAATCGCGAGCAGTAATCATGTGGCGTAGTTCTACACCATCAATGTGTGGAACTGCTTGAGTATTATCTTCTCCACGCACTACAGTTAATTGAACACCGCTGATGGCAGTTACAGTAATGATTTCTTCTTTACCGGGAACATCTGGTTCAATAACCATTGTGAATGGTACTGCTGGTAGAGAGTTAGTGTCGTTGATATTGAACTGCAGGGTATTGGCAAGAATGCCACCAGTGACATCTAGTGTCTTTACTGGTACACCTGATTTATAGTTTCTTACTGCGGAAGTCATTTGTCCTCTTAGTTAGTGTAGTGTACGCGGATAGGGAAACGGTCAGCAAGTTTACGTGCCTCATCAGAAAGGCGTTGCTGGTATAGTGCAAGTAGGTACTTTGCAGTATTGGTTCCAGTTCCATAGGAACGACCAACAACATTGGATTGTGCATCTGACTCTGCAGTTGAGAAACTCAATCTACCTGGGTCGATGAATGATGCCAAGCGGTATGCAGCACCAAGAATAATTACATCCTTGGCTGATGCCGGAAGGCCAGTTGACAGTTCAAAGTCATCTGTGTCTACATCTAGCAACTGTGGTTGCATGGTGTAGGTTACCTGTACTGTACGACCTGGTTCCACACCACTTATTAATGTGATGCTATTGGTTGAGCCAAACCCAGAAACGTTAGCCATAGGGTCAACACGCCATCCACGAACTGGTCTCCACTGCTTAGATGGGCCAATGCTCTCGTAGGATACCCCTAAGACGGTCTCAGCGTGACTAGGAAGGGCGTAAGTGGACTGGGCGGGCTTATACTCGAAGGTAGTGGTTCCGATGCCGTACAGGTCTGGGAAGACGCTGTTAATGGTATCGTTAACTGCCCGCTTAATGCTGATACGAGGGAAGGTTGGTGAGATTGCTACGCGCTTACCTGCAGCATGAGATGAAGCAGTAGTGCCAGAGTAACCACGACCATAGGGTGGTATGGACAATGTGTTACCTGAGCGGTCAAATGAGTCTACGTACAAAATCTCATCTTCAATCTCGATGATACCTGAACTGATGTTCTTTGCGCTAGCAACAGATATTGATGTGTCACCAGATGCAACTGGTGCAGTCAAGTGTGTCTGTCGGTCTTGACGCATGGTGTAACCAGCGAGGCTAAGGGATACCTCATCAACTAACTGACTAAAAGTTGTCATTATGTTCTCTTCTTCTTTCTATTCTGGTTACCTTTGCCAATGTTCTTCTTGGCACTCATTGCCCTGAGATTTGATACGCTACCATTCTTGTGGTTGTTGTCCTTATGGTCAACGTGCGTTTTCTTTGACAAGGACTTACCTGTTGCTCGTTTGTAATCTAAGCGAGCCGCATTGGTAGAAGTGGTTTTGCCATCTTTCTTGATGACATAAATCTTACGGCCACCGTTTTCTTTACTACCTTTGTATGGTCCGTAGACTTTCTTTGCTGCCATTACCATTTAACCTTGTCTGCCCAGTAGGCTGCACTTAGTTTGCCTTTAGATATATTGCTAGCGTGACGTGCTTTGAATGACCGTCTACGTGCAGCATAGGCTGCTGACTCCCCTTTTTTCTTAGGGGAGCCAGACACACCCTGCTGACCAAAGCGAATGGTCTTAACCTGTGAGCCAACCTTAGCCACAACTACGTGTGACTTCTTAGGATGATTAGGAGTACGCTTTGGTTGGTTGTAGCCAGAAACACCAGCACGTGCTAAACGTGGGTCCTTCTTTGCTACCATTAGTAAGTACCGCCACCTAGTTCTTTGGCTTCCTTATTCTTTTCCCACTGCTTTTGAATGCCAGCATTTACTCGGTACTGACGACCAAGTTCTTTGTAGAGCATACGCTCTCCCATGCTGATACCTTTTTTAGTGGCACGGTATTCTTGTTTTTTCTTAGCCATGGTTACCCACCTGGACGCATTGTGTACTTCTTGGTGCGTGGCTTTGCGCCAGGACCACCTGAAGGACGTGGGCTGCTTACGGAACGACGACCTTCGCGCTGGTTAGGTGTCTGTCCCTTTGATGGACGAGGCTTAGCACCTGGGCCACCCTTAGGGGCCTTAGGGCGAACACTCTTAGCACCTGGACCACCAGTTGGCTTTGGACTCTTTGCAACTGTACGACGGTCCTCACGGTTGTTAGGAGTCATCTTGTTCTTGTTGGCATTAGCCTTAGCCTTCTTACCTGCAGCAATTTCTGCTGGAGTAGGCTTACGCTGTCCACGGTCAATTGTAGGAGTCTTTGAACTTGGGGCAACTGGACCAGTCTGCTTAGGACCAGGAACCTTTACTGGTGACTTTGCAACTGAATTCTTACCATAGAAACGACGAACTGCTTCCTTGTATTCTGCTGAGGCACCAGGCTTGTTAGCAGCAGCAATGTTGCTAGCCTTAGTTCCCTTGCGTAACTTAGCAACAGTTGCTTCAGAAACTTTAATTCCGTAGTTGCTGTTTGCATCTTTGTACTTCTGTGAAGAAGCCTTTGGCATAATGGCCATTATTTTTTACCATTCTTTCTTGAACTGACAGCAACCACTACGTGTGCTGCTTGGGCACGACGTGCGCCCTTACGAACTGCCTTACCTTTAGCAAGTTTTGCGGCTTGCGCTTTCTTTAGTTTTGCTGCAGCAGACTTGGCCTGAGCACTTGCCTTACCTGCCTTTGCCATTTCGTCATAAGACTTACTTAGACCCTTAGCAGCCTTGCCAGCCGCTTGAGTCTTGTTAGCCTTGTATGCTGTAACAGCAGCACGAGATGCAGTACTGGTTGTTTTCACAGTAGCCTCTGCAGCCTTAATGGCTGGAGTCATTGTTCCACGAGCCTTGTATGCACCAACTGCAGCCCTAGGAGCCTTGACGACACCCTTGCCTACGTTCTTTGCTCCCTGCTTAATTGAACCAGTAGCAGCAGTCTTAACTACACTCTTGGCTACTCCAGTTGTAGCCTTAGCAGTACTCTTAGCAGCAGTCTTCGCTGTTTGCTTAGCACCTTGCTTAACAGCAACCTTACCAGCAACTGCAGCAGTCTTGGCACCAATAAGAGCAGCACTAGTAGCACCACCTGTAAAGAAAGAACCAACTACACTAGCAGCAGTAAGACCGAGTTCTGCCTGCCCAGTTAATCCAGACTTAATTGCACCCTTTAAGTTTCCTTGCTTTGCGTACTTAATGGAGCGAGTAAAGTCGTCAACACCAAGAAGTTCATTCTTAACAAAGTCACCAGCCATAGAACCAAAACCAGGTCCAGCCTTCTTAGGTGCCTTGTAGTTAGTGCTACCAGCACCCTTGTAACTTGAACCAGGGTTGTTGGTTGTCTTGTTGGGAACGTTGTAGGAGTTTGCTGGGTATGTCTTGTTGATTGTTGCAACACCTTGACCTAGGGCAGCACCAACACGGTTCTTGCCGTAGAAGCGGTTCATTGCTTCGCGTTGCTCAGCGGTTGCACCACTCTTAAATTTTGCTACGTTACCTTCGAAAGTTTTTCCATCTCGCAAACCCTGAATGGTTGCTTCGGAAACCTTAATCGAAGTGTCGTAATTCTTTTTCTTCCAATCCTTAGCGACCACGGCTAGAACCTCTCATATTCTTTCTATTTGGAGCAACTCTGCTCTTCATTGCCTTGCTCATTGACTTACCCTTGCCGTAGCCTGGTTCGCCCTTCTTCTTTCCACATCCACACTTGATACACATATTTCCACCCTTATAATTTACTGCCATACGCATGGCCAGTCTTGTTGCTGATATCAACAGCCTTTTTAATGTCAGCCATCTTAGTGCTGTCAGGCTGAATTCCTTGTGCACGTGCAGACTTGTAAGCATCAAGTTCGCCTTGCCAAGATTTCTTAGTCCAACCATTATCGATTAGACCACTTCTAGCATCTCCAGCACTCATCTGTACATTAGATACTTTACACATAAAGCATCCGTCAACGTATTCTGGGTGTACTTGTCTCTGGTGAATAGACACTATTCACTCCTGAGGCTAGACTTATTAATTGCAATACTGCCACAGCAGGCTGCGTAATCTTCACAGTCCTGTGTTGGACAACCTGTTCTACAAGCCATCTGTTTGG